TCTGCTACAACATGCTGAGTTCCATCACTATGAGGATAAGTTACAGTTACAGTAAGAGAACCAGACGTAGGGTTAATAACATTTAAGTACATGGTTTCAGGACCTGACTCCCACATAGGATAGAAATAAGCTCCAGAAGAAATTAAAGATCTAGTCATATAATTATTCAAATCTGGTCTATAACTCCAAATTCCGGTATCGAAATTAATGTCTGTACTCATTGGAGCAAAGATACCAGGAGAATCTATAACAAGGGTATCAAGTGGATCGGGTTCTGGTTCTATGGGAGTGAATGTTTTGGCTTTGAGAGTTTCTAAATTGAAATCCCAAGGACTATTAAGTTCAAAGTCATTACACATATTACAATACACATTAACATAACATCTAGTAAGTTCAGGAGACGGTGATGTTAACGGATTTACCACATAAACAGATAATACACCATTCGTAGTTATTAATGAATTAATCAATGGGCCAGTAGATATTGTAGTAGTTCCTAAACCATTAACTCTCAAGTAATTCGTATCTTGACCCCAACCAATTTTGATTGTTTCATCAAAAGAACCAGAAACATCCAACAGAGTAGAATAATTGGTATTGTAATTCAATGGACCATCTTGAGCTATTGGGTCCCACACAAATCGTAAACGACCACTATGGACACCTGATAAACATCCCATAAAACGAAATTCCATAGATCCTGTCCAATATTGAAAAGGCAAAGAGACCCACGTTGCTGGAGTCATATGATACTCAGCTCCTTCAGTAATTGATTGTACAGGCGTAACTCGAATATTGAACAACAACTGATCTATTTTATCACCTTCATACCATGAAAATGTGGATACATAACTCTGACGCATAGCCAATGGAATCAATGCCATTTCATCGGTACCATCAAATCCAGCAACTCTAGGATCAACAGTTATTCCTTTCTTATCATCAATGGAAAGTAACCTAGATGTATCAACAGAATTAGTAGTCGCATTGGGACCATACAACCGTCTTACTATCATTTCTTTAGGCTGTATATTAGGCCGGGAAAAACCAAAAATCTGAGCTATATCACCTATGCTCTTTGAAAACACACTAGCAGCAGACATATACTTTCCTATATATGGAACGTTGGCTAACTTCCCACTCACATTAGAAACTGTATGCGAAGTATGAGATATTTCTCCTGCTTGCGGATACATTACACCAGGCAACCAAGAAGTTGGCGTATTAAGAGAGTGATTTTCTAACCATGCAAAAACAGTTATAATTAACGGTACTGTAGACTGATTAGCATGAAGTAAGGGATTCATAGTAGCAAGAGTAATATTTCCTAAATTGTTCCACTCATTACTAGTAACACTAACGTAATTCTTAAAATAAATAAATGGACACTTGATTACTCCTCCCATACTATCAGTAGGATTTATAAGAATATGAGGCCTTTGTGATGCTGCTACTAAATCTGCTGAAATACCAGGTCTAAAAGCTGTATATTGATCATTATTTGGAATAGGCTGATAGGCTGCTAAAGCTCTACCATAATAAAACTTGTTTCCATTGACAATGAATTCAACACATAAATCACCTCTAAAATTCTTAAAATGGGCAAGACGATTTATGACCCTAGGATCCTCCAAGTACATGGACCACGGATCAAAAGAAATATGTAAAGACTGTCCGACTCGCCACTCTATGTCCAAAATTTTTACTGGACGTGAAAAGAATCCATCATTTGAGAGCGAATCAGATCCCTGGTACATACTACTATCACTAACAGGAGCGTATCCGGAGCTCCACCCGGGAGTTGTAGATGACACCTCCATAACACCTATATTTTGATCAGACATAGCAACTGTAGTATTAAAATCGGTAACTCTAAAATTTAGGAACCATACCACGAGAGTCAAGGTGATACAGTTTAATAGAAATCTAAACCTACTAAAGCCTCTACTAGCATATTTCCAATTGCTAGCATGGTAACCAATAGCATGAGTCCAGTCGGTGCTCTTATCGAAGTACGTCTGGCCGCACTCGGGAAACGGATCCCCTTCAAAAGTGATAGAATACTTCTCATCTAACCAGAAGTATTCTTTCCGTTTACTATCATCCTCCTCAAAGTAGGAAGTTTTAAATTCTTCCCAAAATTCTTCATATGTTATAAGATGATGCTTAGTAACATCAGTAAGATGACATTCTTCTAAGACAATTGTTAAAATCTTAGACCACTTGTTGAACGTATCTTCATCATGGAATGCTAAGTTCCTAAAAGCCATATTGACATTTTGAACAAAAACATCAATAGGTGATGCAGATTCACTTACTGTATAACAATGGATACTTCTCCAAATAGATCTCAAGTCTATTGGAGCTACATATAATTTGACACGATCTTCGTACCTAAAAGATCTTTTACATAGAACACAAGTCTTACTAGTCACAAATGGTTCTATAACTTGAGATTTAGAACCTGAAGTAAACGCATCACCATATTTCTTAAACTCGGATGCCAAGAGTATCATATTAAAATCAGAAATTCTTGAAGCCGCAAGAGAGTCGTCACCAACTGTACCTAATTTGACGAAATCTCTGAAAGTTGAATCATATGGAACACGTCCAGTTTGCACAAATTGCTCATAAAATATGCTTCTAAAAGCAAGAGATATTTTGAAACTATTACAGGATGTTGTGAGATAATTGCCTGATTTGTTCCATCCATCTCCGCCAAATAAAGTACCATTAAAGAGCCACAAAGTGTATCTCAAGTCTTGAACAAACATGTAGACAATCATGCATTGCTCATCAGAATAACCTAAAGCCTTCCCAAGAGATGTCAAAATTTTTCCCATATATTCTATATACTGACCACTCATATGAACGTCCATCTTAGAAAAATCACCTTCGATGATCATGTCAGGACTAAAATTAAGTAGCCCTTCATAAATCTGATTCCATTCAGTACTAAAACAATTGATACCCAACAATTGTTCTGATAACAATGGCACAGAATATAAAAACTCAAGAATCGGAAGTATGTACATCTTTCCAACCAAGAAATGTGCCATAGGATACACAGCAAATAATCTAATTTTCTTGGTTTCTATCAAAGTAGGCTCATCTTTGGGAACACTCTTAACAACAGGAGACGTGCACTCCCCATTCTTAAGGTGCCTAACAATTCGATCTATTTCATCAGATACATAAGGTTTAACTTGCACATAACTAACTCCAGATGGGGTGATTATTTCATCACAGTGATCTCCTTTCTTACCTGTGAGTCCAAAACCCGCAGCAGTTTTACGATCCATTTTCTTCCTAAATCGTAACTTAGTGCCGTTAAGTGCATCATGAAGACTCATAGGAGCTTGCCGTGGATATGGTTTACCTGTGTCTCCGAAAGAATTAATCTCATCAACCAAAGGCTGTACATAATCTTCGTAAGCCCAATTAAGAGTATTAGGATTAACATCAGACATGGGTTTCATATATATCTGGAAATAGTTAGCATGGATTCTATCATTAAGAAATTTAGGTGCTTCCCATAAATTCAGAATACCATGCTTATGCAAAACTTCAGAATATTTATGATGTCTAATAGAACTAGTGGGTGATGTTCTGTACTTATCACACCCACCATAAACTTCGATATCCTTTTCTGAATCCTTAATAAATCTCACCACACTATGATCATGAATTGGGTTGATGGGCAGAGCTTCTGTTTTAGATTCTAAATTAACTGTGCAAGGTTCTACACACTTAGGAGATCCCATAATAGACACTAAACCGGATTCACTGTATTTGATATTCAAATCAGCATACTTTTCAACTTCGGTTTTAAGGAGAGTAAAACATGTACCCCATGATATCATGTCACTACCACAATGAAAACCCAATATGACGCCACTTTCATCATCAATAACTGGTGACATACAATCTCCGAAGGATGTCTTTTTACAATTTGAATACTTGTAATTAGCACCATAATAACATGGTCCATCGGGCATATTATCCACTTTAGATTTAAATATACAATGCAAATTCCTCTCATAACCAGAATAAAATTCTCCAAGAGTATACATTGTACCTTCACGAGTTCGAACCGG